CTTCAGTGAGGTTTTTATCATTGCAATCTAGGTGTCCTCCTAGTTCGGGTGATGTATCAAGTACTATGTCTGTAAGACCGCTGACGATTCCTGAGAATGCACTGCCTGTATAGTATTTAAGTATGTTATTACTACCGTCATACCATAAATCTCCTGCTGATGGACTACCGGGAGATGAGTTGGAAATAGTGTATTCATTAGCGTAACGGTTAACGTCAGCTATTGAACCTGCAACTGTATTGATATTAGAATTAGCACCAGCAACAGTATTTATATTTGTATTGTTACCAGCTACCGTATTGACATTTGTGTTGTTACTTGCAACTGTACTGATATTTGAGTTATTACCAGCAACAGTAGCAATGTTTGCATTAGCTGCAGCTACAGTAGATATGTTTGAGTTAGCTGCTGCTACAGTATTTATATTAGTATTATTACTACTAACAGTATTGATATTCGTTGCATTACCTGCAACTGCGTTGATGTTAGTACTGTTACCAGCTACCGATGATATGTTGCTAGACATACCAACTACAGTAGAAATGTTGCTAGTAATACCAGCTACTGTATTAACGTTAGCTATATCATCAGCAACCGTACTAATATCACCACCTGTACCTGTTGCTATAGATTCTGTTATAGCACCTAAATCATTAGAATAGGTAATATCACCAGAGACAATAGCTATATCAGCTAATTGAGCTTGGTTTGGACTTGTAGATGAGAAACCATCACCTGATGATGAATCATAAACCATCATCACCTTATTAGATGATGAGTCAAACCATAGGTCTCCATTCTGAAGAGCACTAGTATCTGCTCTTACTGTAGGAGCTGAAGTGCTTATTTGATAGACATCAGAGAAGTTATTTATATCAGCAACATTAGTAGCTGCAGTACTGATAGCACTCGCAATACCAGCAACTGTAGTTAACTCAGTAGCTTTAGGTGTAAGCCTATGATATGTATAAGTATTGAGTGTAGATGTTGTCTCTACAATCATTCCAAAGGTGGCTGAATATGTTGTGCTATTGGCTAAACCAGTAATGGTGACTGTTGAGTTACCGACAGTACCGTTAGTAATTGTTGCCACTCCTGATCCATTGGAGGTAACGTTTGCGCTGAGAGCCTTAATAGATACAAGAGTTCCAGTGCCGTTATTAACGTCAGGGTTAGCGTTAGGGAAAGATGTTTCATTATCTATTGGTACAAAACCACCTACGTCATCTACAAGATCAACAATTCGTGCATCAATAGCTGATGTAGTAGCAATCTTATTATCAGCTGCAGCCCAAGTCTCACCTGATTGAATTTCACCTAAGCTGCCTAACTTATAGAAGTTAGCGTCAACCTCAGTTTCTGTATAATATCTATTATCTAATTGACCAGCATTTAGCTCTGTCTCCGTATAATACCTACCATCAAGATCCGTAGATCCAACAGCAGTTACGTGACCCTGAGCACTGAGAGTAATATCCTGTAAGACATTACCATTACTATTATTAACTGTTGAGTTAGCTCCAGTAACGTTGTGGTTGATCGTAACCTGACCACTTGACGTACTCTTAGATAAATCAGTACCAGCAAGCACATCAGTACCTAAAGCAATATCAACCTTGTTATCTATACGTGCATCAATAGCACCTGATGTAGCAATGGTTGTATTGTTACCTGTCCAAGTTTCTGAACTTATATAGGTGTCTGTTGTTGTATCCCAAGTATTAGTATCTACATAAGTCTTGTTAACCCCATCAGTACCTGCTGTAGGAGTTCCGACATTAGTTAGTTTGTTATTACCAAGCGATAGATCCCCTTGCATAGGGTCATCACCCAATGTAGTCATCGCATTATTATCTATCTCCTGAGCCGTATATAATATCTGGTCAAAGTCATTATTCAGGTCTTCCGCTTTGATAGCAGAACCAGGGTAAAACGTTGCCTTCTTTGAGTCATTGTTTGTATCCCTATAAATGATCACACTAGCTCCATTAGCAGGAGCTGTGTTCATCTGTACCGTTGTTGCGTTGGCTAAAGAGTATGTAGTTGTTGCTTGATTAGTACCATTAAGTTTTACCTTAACGTCTGTAGTAGCTAAATATGGAAATGTAAATGAAAAAAGAACGGTTGATCCGTTCCCTGTATAGTTATTTTGTGTGACAGCCATTACGCTATAGTTAGTGTTGACTGAGTGGATTATTTAGGTAGGTTTTTTATTACTTCTACTTCTCTTCTTACTTGAGCTTCTTTACCATAATCACCTTCACTTCTAAATTGATCTTCAAGTTTACCTAATGAATGTAAGGTATCTATTTGTTGAGCCTCACCTCCTAACTCTGGATCTTGTAGTAATAAGTCCCAAGCTGTTTGTTTAGCTGTTCGGAATATAGGCATGATCATTCTCCCGTGAACTGTATCCTTAGCTTCATAATCTTTCTTACCTCTCTCCATTCGTTGAATTGAATCAATAATTTCAGGAGTAAGTACTTCTGTAAGCTGAGCCTCTATATTCTGTTGACCCATATAGAACTGATACTTAGATTTAAGATCAGGTCTGTTTTCAAGTAATTGTCCATTTGGACCTGTATTAAATGTTTGAGCTAAGTTAAGACCACTTCTCATTAACAACTCTCTAGTTTCATTAGTTGCACCTATGTTTAAATTAATAGGTAGAACGGCATTCACTAGACGTGTCATAGGATCCCAGTCTCTAAGTTTCTCACCACTTAAAATGTCATATCTATAAGGCATGAACTGATCTTCAGTAACTAAGTCAGCCCAAAGGTTTCTATTACCTATACTTTGCCAGAAACCAGATTCAAGCTCTCTCATACCAGGAGAGAAGACTTTACCTATCTCATTTCTAAGTCCAGCTAAAGGTATTTGGTTATTAACTATGTTTGCTGCAGCTCTAGGTGCATCTGCAAATTGACTTGTGAATAGATCAGAGAGTTGTAGTAAACCAGCCATAAAGGATTTATTAACTACATTGGCTCCAACTAAATGAGCCATACGTCCAAACCAGTTACCAACCCATTCTTCACCCATTACTTTTTGTGAATCTACTATGTCAGCAGCTACACTAAAGAATGCATTAAATGGTTCTAAAGCTTCATAACTAATATAAGAGTTACCTATTTTAATTGATCTAGGTTGCCATCCTTGTTGTATCCAAGAAGTTCTTAATTGTCTGTCAGGTGGTCCATTTCCAGTGATAGTACCATTCAGTGCCATTGTTGTTGCCATAGCAGTGAAGCCATAACCAATAGCCATACGTCCTCTAGCAGTAGCCTTAGCTACGTTTAGATCAGCTTGACTCTTAATACCGTATTGCAACATCTCAGGATCATCCCAAGCTTTTGTGAAAATATCGGTATGTTCCTTGATAGCTAAATTTAAACCTGGAGTGTATTTTGAAGTCATCACCAAAGCATTTACCCCTGTTCTTGCAAACAAGAAGTAAGGCTTAAGGAATGGCATCTTATCAAATAGTTTATCTATATCTTTAGCTCTACCTGATAGTGCTTTAGTCAGCTTTGCTTCATCAGATGCAAATAAAGCCATCTCATCTGTAACTTGTCCATCAGCTGAGAAGACCTTAGATTCAAAGTCTTGTTCAACTTTCCTAAGTAGATCTGGCATATCCTTATCACTAACAATAAGACCTTGATCAGTTAGTTTTTGATAAACATCGTCAAAGGCGAGTTGTCTTTGTCTACCTCTAGCAATGATTTGTGTAAAGAAAGTATCCATTGCTTTCATGGTTCGTGGACCATAATTAAAGAATGGAGACTTGTTAAGACCTCTTAAGTTATCAGCAATATGTGCAGCAGTTTTATCACCTAATGTACCGTTCTGATCGAAGTGAGACATCATTGCTCTCCATTCTTGATCAGCTGTTGTTTCAGTGAATCCTCTAAAGCCTTTCTCATCTAAGTTGTAGTTCTGGAAGTCAGCAACAGCTTTTCTCCAAGCTTCAGTCTGTGCTTCCATCATCCCTCCAAGGGATGCAGCTGCACTTCTAAAGGTCTGTCCATCTACGTCTCCTAAAGCACCTATCATGGTTGCTACAGGTCTCATAGCTGTACCTAACCCAGTACCAACTAATGCTCTAGCTACAGTCTTAGGACCAGATAGTATTGAGTTAATACCCATTACCATCATTTCATTTAGTATGGCATTTCTTTGGTACTGACTACCGTTCTTATAACCATGTAGTTTGTTTTTAAAGAAAGCATCTAAGTCTTTCCAGGTCTGCTTATTACCGTTACCAGTAGCTGTAAAGTGTATGAATGATTCTAGTAAGTCGTTATCTACATCACCTTTTAGAAGTTGTTTAAACATAGAAACTTCACTAGCTGCAGCATCAGAAGCTTGAGATATTATTTGTTTAGTATCAAATTTACTAGGCTTCTTACCATCTCTAAACCTTCTTAGGTTATAGGATGAAGCAATACTGGTTTCCTTTCTTAAACGAGCTACAGCTGAATACCTAGCCATCATTCCATCTAAAGATCCTCCAGGTTGTGAAGGACTGATGTGATCAGCAATACTTATATCTTTTTTAGCTATATCTTTCATTTCTTTCAACAGCTGTCCAAGTACTAAGTCTGTGCTGTTTAACTGAGCTTTGTTAAGTATTGGTAGACCTTCAATCATAGATGGATTGGTATCTACATTCTTGATATAAGAAACAATGTCATCTTCAGGGAGATCTACAAGACGACTATTACCTGAATCACTTATAAATTGAAATAGATCATTTCTAGCAGCTAATAAATCCTTTTGTATTGCATCAGCATTAGAACCATCATACATGACTTTATAAGAGTCACTTGCTTCTAAGTATTTAGCCCATCTGTTCACTTCATTTAACATTGTACCTGGAGCTGTATATTCAGTTCTCCTGATAAAAGCTTCAGATAATGGACCCTCTGGTGATCCATACTTTTGAGTAGGATTATTCCTTATCTCTATCATGTCTCTAACACCTTTAACAGCGTTAGGATTACCTGGAAGAGCTTGGTTGTCAGAGATGTCACCACCCTTGTAGTAAGCAGGGTTTTGGCGTTGAAGCTTAGTGTTTAAATCAAATTCTAGTTGCTCTACAGCTAGATCCTTATTTGCATCACCTTGTTTACGAGAGTTAAGAGTAAAGTCTCTTTCATCTCCCCAATCAAGGTTATTCTTTTCAGCATAGATCTTTCTAAAACCTTCTCTCTGCTCATCAG